CCTTCTGCTTGGAAGGCAGAGGCACTACCAATATGCAACATCCGCAGGGGTTATAGGTGGTGAGCGATTGCCCAGTTAGTTTGTATACGTAACTATAACATCCTAAGTAAGTGCCACCTATAACCTTGTGCTTCTTATAGGACTTGAACCTATAACATCTAGTTCCTAAAACTAGTGCCTCTACCAATTGGGCTAAAGAAGCGTAGGGAAGACGGGACTTGAACCCGTAAGCTTTTGGCGGGACTTTTTAAGAGTCCTGTGTTTACCTATTTCACCACATCCCTTTGTTTATTTTTACCACGATAAGTTGGAGTTAAAGCATGACAATTTGGACATAATAATCTTAAATTTTCTATTCTATTGTCTTCTCTTTTTCCATTTATATGATCAAGTTCTAGCGGGATTGGATTTTCAAGCCATTTATCATTTTTACAATTACTACAAATTGCTTCAAATTTACCAGAAGAAATCAATTGTAATCTTAATCTGTTACTGTTAATAAATTTTCCATCAACAAGTTTTTCTTCTATGGATAAAAATTTTGTCTGGATTTTTAAACCCTTACTCCATTTTTGCCCAGTGAAATGAGAAGTATCTAAATTATATTCTTTTATATATTTTTTTAATTGAATATAATTACCGCCAGCTGGTTTAAGATTTAATTTTCTTAAAACTTCGGCATAACTTTTTGATACTTTTACTGCTTCTATTAAATTTTCAATTTTCCAAGTTCTCATATTATAAAGTATACCATAACATATACCTCTTCCATAATAGAAACTTGCTCCCGATCATGGATTCGAACCACGATAACCGCCTCCAAAGGGCGGGGTCTTGCCGTTAGACGAATCGGGAATATGGTGGAACAAGTAGGACTTGAACCTACGACGACCCGATTATGAGTCGGGGGCTCTAACCAACTGAGCTATTGTTCCGTAGGGGTATTTGGATTTGAACCAAAACTCGTTTGCGTATAAGACAAATGCTTTAACCAGATTAAGCTATACCCCCGCATTTTATGCGTGAGCTTCACCTATGAGTTTGTTTTCTATTAGTTTATCTCGCTCATCAACAATTTCATAAGCAAATTCTTTTAATGCTTTTTCATTTTTTTGATAATGATGACCACAAAACATTAATTCTCCTGTGACACCTTTAACCAAAACATAAGCTTGTGCTGCACATGCATCACAACGATCAATGGCTTTTAAGATATATTCTTTTTGTTCTGAAACTTCTTCTGTCTTTTCCGCCATCATATTCATAATTATACTCCTATGTTTGTTTGGTTAATAATTTATCTAGCTGGTCTGGTAAGACTCGAACTTACAACATCTCCGTTAACAGCGGAGTGCAACTGCCAATTGTGCTACAGACCATTGTAACCCTATTCTACCTTACCGAAAGGGTTCTTGTCAATCATTTTCAATAAATCTTCAGGGCTATTAATCATGCGACGTTGTGCTTCAAATTTTCCAAGCTCAACCATTTCTTCTGCAAGAGTACGCATCATATCATATAATCCTGCAGCATAACGCTTATGCTTTGTATCTGCTGCATCAATTTCACTTCTCATACTAACCACAGACTTTGTAAAATATTCACAAAGTGCAGTTAAACTGATATAAATATCATCTTCATCTTCAATAGTTTTAATCGTTCCGTTTGCTAACATTTATTATCCTTTGTTTGTTGTTGGTGACAGTTTACTATAGTATTCTGAAGTTGTCAACTATATCTTTGTATTCCCCGTCTTCATCATCAAAGAAATCTCTAATATCTTGTGGCATTGTTTTTCTTTCAGGCATACGGATTGTATTCTTCATTCTTGCATCCGATTCCGCCTTTAATTGTGCCAATTCCCCCGCAAATACACCAGAATAAGTATATATTTCTACTTCTTTATCTTGATCTGGTGGTGTCAAGGATATAGCATTGAATACAGCTCCACAAACGGCGTCTGAGAGGTCTTTAGAGCCTTTTCTAGGGTGGTCTACCTTGTCCCTCATAATACGTAGCTGAAGCAATTCATCAATCAACAATTGAATATGTGGACCATGTAATCTCTCTTCAGTTAAAGTAAGAGACATATCCTCATAATGCTTTTTTGCTACAGATAAAATTTCTGTTTTAATACCATGAACACCAAGTTGTTGCATCATATCGTGTGAGTTCCAACGGTCAAATGTCACCATCTTTAAATTAAATCCTTTGTCCCGCACACCAGTAATGTAATCTTTTACTTCTGTAAAATCAACTGATTTAGAAGCAGTAGGAGTCCAATAGCGAACAGCATCAACCACAATTCTAGGAGCTGCCTGTTTAAAATTTTCACCAATCTTCATGGTTACCCAACCATCTACGTGAGCTAATGCTACTGCACAATGGTCATGTTTTTGTGCCAAGTCAACATGCATAAAATATTTAACATCTTCTTTTGGAACAAAATCATCATCAAATCTTCCATATGAATCAACATTTAATTTAGGATTGCTAAATGCTTTTTCAATTACTAAACGGTTTTTAAAGAATGCATCCGTTGCGTCTGGTGGCATACATGCAAAACGAGACAATGCATCTGTTGGATCTGTATAAAAGTCAATTGTAAAATCTTCAATCTTACGGGTCGGGTTAATATCCCAAGTTGGTCTCTTTAATGCATATACCCTAGGTACTTTATAAGAAACAATATGGTCTTCTTCCCATTCAATTTCAAATTCATTACCTTCAGTTCCATCAAGAAGATCGGGATCTACTTTAAATCTATTATGACGAAGAACAGTTTCCTTTTCCGCCACAACTTCATTATATCTTTGCTGAATATAGTCATTCTTAAAACGTGGGAATGAAAGTAAAATTACTTTTCCAAAGTCTGGAAAACGTGAGTTAACAGATGCACGATACATCTTATAAATTGATGATGCAGTTTTAGCTTGTTCATGACCTGAAGTTGATTGCAATTCAAATCCTGAGATCTCATCAAGAATAACTACAAGAACGTTATAACCTTCCCATGCTTCACGCTCTGAGTGACCTGAGTGAACTGTAACTGATTTATCAAACTCAACCATATTTGCCTTAGCAACATATCTTCCTTGAAACCAAGGTGACTTTTCAATACGTTGATTAAATCCTTTAAAGAAAACTCGGTTAGCCTGAATAGCGTTAATAGCAATGTTAATAATATCAATAGCATCGCCTGGTGGCTTACCAAAATATCTGGCGGGATCTGCAAGACATAAAAGCAAATGCACCATATATGCACAAGCAATAGTAGATGTATAGTCTTTTCCAGAACCCTTACCTAGTTGTAAAATAACTTCATTACATGTTTGCTTCCAAATCTTCTCGCCTTCAACTTCACCATATATATTGTGTAATGTTTCACGTTTGTAGATTTGAGTGGATGCTTTAATCATTGTATATTGTAATTCAGACAATGGCGGAAGGCCCAAATACTTTTTATCTGTTACAAATTGCTCCAAAGTTGCTGGAGTTTCATCAAATTCATCACCTTGTAATGCATCTAAAAATACATTAAAATCAGTCACTTATTACAACTGCCTCTACTTGCCCAGTGACTTCTGACAATCTTCTTGATACTTCCCACTTGCAATGTTCACAAGATGAAGTTACATCTCTAAGAATACTGATAAGGACTTCTTGCTTTCTTTCTGATTCTAGAATTTGATCAGCCATATCATTGTTCTCCAAGACTCCCGCCTTGTTTAACATATCAATTCTTTTAGCTTCAATATCAGCAATAAGTTTAAGGGATTGGGCTTTTACATTTAATGCATCTTGCATATCTGCTTGCTCTACTGTACGCCATGCTTCTTTAATAAGCATGTTGTAATGCTCATCCGCTCCCGCCAAAGCTTCTCTAGCACGAGCTTTTATGGCACTGTTATCTTGTACCAGTTCTTTCCAAGTCTGAATATGGCTATCAACTTGAACACGAGTCAAATCAAGTGTACGTGCAATTGCAGCAGGAGTGCCACCTTTCAGCAACTCCTCAACAACCTTGTTCATCTGGTCAAATTTGCCAGCTACTTCTAACTCGTTATCTGCCATTATCGGTTTTATAGAAACCTGATCCTTTGAACTGAATCCCCGCAGGGGTATAAACTCTTGTCATATTATAACCACAGCT